AAAGGCGAGGAAAACAAGAACAGTGGACAAAACAGCCGCGTCAAAAACAACGACGTCAAAAACAGCCGCGTCGACAACAACCACGTGGAAAACAGCCACGTGGAAAACAACAGCAGCGTGGAAAACAACAGCAGCGTGGAAAACAGCAGCGTGTACAACAGCAGCGTGTCTGTAGACACAGTATCTTTAAGTGGTCTGAAATGGGATGTTACATTTTCTGATGACAACTTGAAAATTGGTTGCCAGAACTATTCCTATCAAAATTGGAATGATTTCACTGATGAAGAAATTAGTGAAATGGCTACAGATGCACTTGTGTGGTGGGGAGAATTAAAACCTGTTTTGATGGGTATTGCAAAAATTCATCAACAAAAAGTTGCAGCAGCGAAAGGAGAATCAAAATGAAACAGCACACAGGCTATCCGTTTCAGAAGTCACGCATCGGCACACCAGCTACCATGTTCGAGAAGGTTGGGCCGTTTACACTGAAGATCAGCAATCACGGCTTCTACGAAACGTATGAAGTAGCAGTGACTGGTGGAAAGACAATCATCAAGCAAGCATCACGTCCAGGGCTTGAGGATATATGCCGTGAACTACGTCATGGTGCTGGGCATGTAGTTTCGTACAAGGTATTTGATGACTACATGATCAAGGTGAATGAATTCCTTGCAATGCAGAAAGCAGAAGCAGCACAATTTATGTCTAGTACTAAGGTAGTAATGCCAGGCATGAAAAAAGTAGCAAAGCGCAAGGTAAGTAAGTAATAGTACAATGGGCATTGGAGCAATCCAGTGCCCATTTTTGTATCTGGCTTCGGTATATCTAAGTAGGACTTTTTAAACAGGGATAGCACATGGAACAGGAAGACCAGCCACTATTTAAATCAGCGCACGCAGCTATTACGTTTGCATTGAACTACAGTATCACAGACCATGTGGAACGTTCACCAGCAAGCAAGATGGCTGACGACAACAAAGGTCATGGTGGTCACGGACTACTGGGCATGGACGGTGCAGCGCAAGCTGGTTTGATACTGGCTGAACTTAAACGTACAGGTGAATTCCAGGAAGCTTGCATAATTGCACGTGTAGCCAAGCGCAAGATAATCTGTAACTGTGGTGCAGAATGCTGCTGCAAACACAGACCTAACTGGCAGTGGCGGGATGCAATCAACAGCCTTGCAATGATTGTGAAAGCTCAGATGGAAGCAGATCGAAAAGATGGTGTGCGTGGTGTTAAGGATAGTCCTGTGATGCGTCAAGCAATCGTGGCTAAGTTCTTTGGTGAAAGAATACGGGTCAAGGAATTGGCACACGCTTGTGATGTGACTGAGGTTACTGTGTCTAATCATACAGGCAAGATCAACAAGATTTTGAAGCACGCAGAGGGCGAGGGTTGGAATTCATTGGAAGAAGCATTGCGTAGTAGTGGTGTAGTAGGTGATATTTAATTTAACAACAACTGAAAGGAAGTATCATGAGTAATGTAGAAGCACTGCACAAACAAATCACAGTACTGCGTGGCATTCTGCTGGAATCTGAAGAAGCAATGCAAAGCCTGGGTCGCATTCAACTTACTGTTGAAAAAGACCGCTACTGGTTCGTTAAGACAGTGGACAAGATCAACAAGGCAATCAAGCAGCAGAAGAAGCTTGCACAGGAATACAGCAACGACAAGGTGAAAGAACTTGGTGAAACACAGCCTGACGGTCGCGTTGGCATTGACCCAAAAAATGAAGAATCCATGAAAGCTTATCAGGAAGCCATGAGTGACTACATGGATGAACCTGTGACTGTTGAAGCTAAGAAGATTACACTGACGCAGTTGAAAGACTGTATGGTTACACTGACAGTGAATGATCAATGCTGCCTTATGTGGTTGCTGGACGAAAGCTGATGCCATGAAGATCATCGAATCTAGTTACGAAATAATGAGCTTTACACCAGACTTGGAAAAGCTCATTGAATTGGCTGGGCGTGTGTGCTACAAGTCTGAAGAACGTATTACTGAGGGCTCACACGTACCTTTCATCAATCGCATGCATGACAGCAAGCATGAATCAGTTCTGGAGCATGGTGCAATTACTGTGCGCTTCATAACAGATCGTGGTATCAGCCATGAAATGGTTCGACATCGTATCAGTTCATTCAGTCAGGAAAGCACACGTTACTGCAACTATGGTAAGGCAGATGAAATAACCGTAATTGACCCACGTGTAGCATTTCCTGACATGACTGATAGGCAGTATCAATTGTGGTTGTACGCAATGCAAGAAGCTGAAGCTAAGTACATGCAATTACTTGATGCTGGAACAGCACCACAGTTTGCACGATCAGTGCTTCCGAATTCACTGAAGACAGAACTGGTGTGGACTGCTAACCCACGGGAGTGGTTACATGTCTTCCGTTTGCGCGCATCAAGCAAGGCACACCCACAGATACGTGAATTGATGGTGCCATTACTAGCAGATTTCAAGACACGCTGGCCTGCTATTTTCGGAGGATTGATGACATGAGTGAAAGAAGGTGTGAAAGCTGCGCGTACTCAGATACACATGCAACAGCACATCCATGCAATATCTGCGTGCAGATGTCTTGTTGGGAATCAAAAACAAGAACACTGGCTGAAGAGTATCCACACTACCACAAGCAACTACCTGAAGGTGTGAATGCAGTGGATGTGTATCGTGTGCTGCAATTGTTTGATGTGACTGATCCCTGTCTGCAACATGCAATCAAGAAACTACTGGTTGCTGGTGGTAGGGGGGCAAAGAACACTGACAAGGATGTAGCTGAAGCTGCTGTGTCAATCAGACGTTATCAGGAAATGCGTCTGGAAGAGAAGTAAGTTAAAACTGTGTAGCTTTGCATTCTGTGTAGAGCTACACGATATGAATTCACTAGGTAAGGAAAACAACATGTTTGTTGAAAACTGCAATGCTTGTGTGCACACAGAATGTGCTGATCACGGCAATACAATGCACAGGCCGTGTAATTCATTTAAAACAAAAATTGAAGTGGTAGAAAAGAAACGAGGCTTAGTACCTACTATGAATCTGAGACTAGTGCAATCAAACAGAAATGAAATAAACCCACCAGTACTGCAACAGCAATTCAAAGATCGTAACGTGATAAACAAGGATGGCACCGCTGGGGGTGAACAGTGGATTGACGTGCCAGTAGTTACATTATGAAAACAACAGACACACGCGAGTACAAGCAATCAGTGGCAGTGTCACTATCACTGAAACGCAGACCTGAAGCATCTAAGAAAAGTGGTGCTATGTTTCTACTAAGTGTATTCAAAAAGATGTTACGTGCAGGACAACCAGAAGCTTTTTATGTTAGGATAAAATGAAATGAATCATTTTGATGAAATTGAAGTGCAAGCAGTAAAAATATTTGCTCGCTGGGTAGTTGTGACATTAATTGTACTTCTATGCCTGCTTTATGCCTCATTCGCTAGCGCTGAAGCAATACTACTGAAGTATAAAGGGCCGCTGGAAATAATCACAGAACAATACAATCTTGTTGCCTACACGCTTGTTTCAGAAACAGGCCATCCTGCAAAGGTTGTAACGCTCGGCACGTTCAGCAGTGAGCGCCGATGTGTGAATGCTATGCGTAATATCACAGATATTATGGTGTCGGCAGATAATCAAGTAGGATTTTTTTGCATAGAAAAACAAAAGGTATTACTGAAATGAGCATTGGTAAATCAGGACCAAGGTTTGAATACAAAAGCCGAGACACAGCCTGCGTGATGTGTGATGCACAGGTTAGAGAAGCCAGAAGACTACATGAAGTAGAAAAGAAAACCATGAAAGAACTAGCAGTACAATTCAGTGTGAAAGAAAGCTACATGAAATCTGTGCTTGAGTATTCAATTCGCAGTAACGTAATCTGATCATGCCTGGACACACACAAACATGTGGTACGTGTTACTACTACAGAGCTTCTGCAAACATATGCCAGCGACACGCACCAGCAACTTTCTTTGCAGGCTTTGATCAGAACGGAAACGCACGGACAGTAAGTGCAAGGGCATCACCACCACTAGGTGCTAAAGATTGGTGCGGTGAATGGGTTCCTACTAACTTTAAATTTGAACAGAGACAATGACACTACCAACCCAAAACATGCAGACTTCCAAGCCAACGGCGTACTGGTATCTTATTGACGGTAAATTAGTAAAGAAAACAAGTAGACTCAGATACTTAGTGCGTAATTACCAGTGCAAGACTTCAAGTGCAAACCTAGGCAAGTAAGGTACACACTTGATTTTTTAGAAATAGCATATAGAATGCGCCCAACTTGCATAGATTGAACAACTACCCCTAAGAAACAAAGCAAGTGTTTAACAGCCTCTGGCCTTGTCTGCATCGACCGTGAGTTTGCACTAGTGTTACAGACATTCCACTAGCCGCCAATAGCAAATTACACAACTGCGCCCGGCATCTCCTTCCCTGATTGGGTGACCAGCCGAAATGCGCAACCAGCGGACAAGGACAGAGCCTGTTACACACTGAGTACAATAAGTGAACAAAACCGCGTGACCGCACAAATCACACATCAACTTGCTCAGTGTGTAACGTCTTTCTGCATGAGGCTTGTCGAATGTAGTAAGTAAACTGATCCACATATCTCAAATCCCATTTGAAACCCAGATCAAGTTTACTCACATAGGCATTCTGTTTCATGAGCAAGCTTCATACAGAAATATTCCAGTAAAAATCACACAACATGGACAACAGCACAAACTACTTTATGCTATTCGGAATAGTACTAGGTTTAGTATTCCTGTGGATAACCTACAGACTGTCAGCAGTACACACAAATCCAGTAGTCCAGGCACAGAAGAAAAAAGCAAAGAACAAGAAGCACAAGGTATAACTAAGTTAGCATCAAGACAGATAGGCACTGCTACAAACGCCGTGAGAAAGACTCAGTAACACACAAACGTGTGGGCAGGTCTCTGCAAAGCTGATTAACTGATCATGCCGTAGTGCTTATCTGTGTTGGTGCAGTAATCGAGCCTGCGCAGGGTAGTTATGTGGATTATGTATTAAGACATGTGTGGCAGCAATCATTGAAATACCCACAGACTATTGCTGCACTAACTTCAAATTCGCAACACAGTAGCAAATTCTAGTAGTAATCCCACACAGATCAAATTCCACTAGATTGTGGAATAATTGTCCAAGGTGAATAATCATGGAACGCAGACGCATAGACCCAGCACTACTGAATAAACCAGTAGTGAAAAAGAACACACGTGTAAAAGACAGCAAAGCACTAAACGCAATGCCTGACGACAGTGAATTGGTGTTCGGAAAGAAAACGACTGAATACACCAGTAGCACAGAATCCACTAAGCTAAAGGACAAACCACTGGGCTATGTGTTCGGCAGACCTACTAAGTACGATCCTACGTACTGTCAGGAAGTACTAGAAATGGGTGCAAGAGGATTCACTAAAGAACAGATGGCACCAGAGTTGAAGGTTACACTGTCTACACTGTACGAATGGGCTGAATCACACAGAGACTTTTCAGAAGCTATGAAGGAAGCAGTGCATCTTGCACAGGCATACATGGAAAGAAAGGCACTGGAGGCGCTAGACAAGCCCACAAGCGCTTTTAATCATTCCTTGTGGAGCAAGATAGTCCAATGCCGTTTCCCGCACGTATATCGTGATGTGGAGCGTAAGGAAATTAGTGGTATTGAAGGACAACCAATTCCTGTAGCAGTAGCAAGCGCACAAGTCACTGGAGAGAATCTAGCTGACTTCTATAAGGGTATAATGGATTCTAGTAGTAATAAGTAACATGCCTGTACCTTTCAAGATCGACTGGAAGAATCCAGACTACACAGCCGTGTATGAATTACGCGCGCACATGCTTAACAAGATGCGCAACGACAAGACAGGTGAAACTACACGCAAACTGAAACTGTACTATGCTGAGAATCCTGTGCAGTTCATCATTGACTGGGGTGTGACGTTTGATCCGCGCAATGCAATGCGCAGAGACAAGAACGGTAAACGGTTTTCTACACGTATGCCGTTCATACCTTTCGAGAAACAAGAAGAACTGCTGTACTGGCTACTAGATCGTATGGACAAGTCAGACGATGGCTTGATAGAAAAGTCACGTGATGAGGGTGTATCCTGGTTGACTATTTCACTGGGTGCAACACTGTGCATGTTCATGCAAGGCATCAAGATCGGTTATGGTTCACGCAAGGAAGAGTATGTAGACAAGCTGGGTGATCCGAAGTCACTATTCTGGAAAGCACGTGAATTCGTAGACAACGTACCAAAAGAATTCAGAGCAGGCTGGGTGCGTGGCAGACACGACCCATACATGCGCATGCTGTTCCCCGATACTGGTAGTGCAATGACAGGTGAATCAGGTAGCAGCATAGGGCGCGGTGACAGATGCTCTGTGTACTTCGTGGATGAATCCGCACATTTGGAACAGCCTGAATCTGTGGACATGTCACTAAGCTCTACCACTGATTGCCGCATTGACCTGTCATCGGTGAATGGCCGTGCAAATCCATTTGCAATAAAACGATTTAGTGGCCGCATTCCAGTGTTCACATTCCACTGGAAAGATGATCCGCGAAAAGATGATGCATGGTACGCAAAGCTGCAAGACAAGTATGACCCGATAGTCATTGCACAGGAATATGACATTGACTACATGGCATCAGTAGAGAATGTGATTCTGCCTAGTGTGTGGGTGATGGCAGCAATTGACGCTCATGGCAGACTTGGACTGACACCTAGTGGTGATAAGTTCGGTGCCCTGGACGTTGGTGATCAAGGTGACAAATGCACATTCTGTGCAGCACACGGCTGGCTGATTGAAGACGTTGAAGAGTGGGCAGGTAAAGGCTCTGATTTATTCTACTCAGCGCAGAAAGCAGTGAATCTGTGTGATGAATACAAGTACAAGTCATTCCGCTATGACGGTGACGGACTTGGTGCCAGCGTCAAGGGTGATGTGCGTGTGATCAATGAGAATCGCAGCACAGACAGCAAAATACAAGTAGTAGAATTCCGGGGCAGTGCAGCAGTAGTTGAACCAACCAAGACATTCGAGAACACAGATCGTACCAACCTAGACTACTTTGCAAACTTGAAAGCACAGGCATGGTTTGATTTGCGAACACGTTTCCGCAACACGTACAGGTGGGTAGTAGAAAACAAACCACCACTGGACAAAAGCAAGATCATTTCAATAGCACCAAACTGCAAGAACAGGGACAGGTTAGTGATAGAACTATCACAACCAACCTACACGATGAACGGTGCAGGTAAGATGCTCATTAACAAAGTGCCTGACGGTGCCAAGTCACCTAACCTTGCGGACAGTGTGATGATGCGTATGGCCAGATTGAAACTGACACAGATCAAGATTAGTGGTGCAGCAATGAGCAGGATGATGGCTACTAGAATGGGGCACAGATAATGATTCGTAAAAAATTACCAAGCACGCTAGTACAGACTGGCCCATCCAAGCGTGAACTGGCAGAACAGCGTAATGTGCGTCTTCGTCATGCGATTGCACGTATGCAGCAGAACAGCACGCAACCACTGAATATGTCTGTTAGCAAAGCAGTCACGTGGGCACTACCTAAGCCAGCGCCCGGAGTAGTACCAAAAGATGCAAGCATGGCAATGGACGCAGCGATTGACGGGTATGGTCAGTGGGCTATGCAATCTAGTATCTTTGCAGAAGGTCAAGCTTTTCTGGGCTATCCGTACTTGTCTGAACTTACACAGCGCCCTGAGTATCGTGTATTCAGTGAAACATGGGCAGAAGAAATGACACGTGAGTGGATCAAGTTTGTATCCACTGGCAACACAGACCTTGAGGACAAGACAGACAAGATCAAAGCAATAGAAGACGCATTCAAGAAATTCAAGATTCGTGAGAAGATCAAGCAGTGCGTGGAATTGGACGGCTACTTTGGCCGAGCACAGATGTACATTGATTTGGGTGTTGACCCACAGAATCGTGAAGAACTGAAACTGTCTATTGGTACTGGCACAAATGCACTCACTAGTGCAAAGGTACGCAAGGGCAAGCTGAAAGGCTTCAAGGTAATCGAACCTGTGTGGACCTACCCGAATGCATACAATGCGAACGATCCACTGAAGGCTGACTTCTTCAAACCTAGTACGTGGTTCGTAATGGGTCAAGAAATTCACAGCACACGCTTACTGACGTTTGTAGGAAGACCAGTACCTGACTTGCTCAAGCCGATGTACAGCTTTGGTGGATTGTCACTGTCACAGATGTGCAAGCCTTATGTAGACAACTGGCTACGCACGCGGCAATCAGTAAGTGATGCAATCAGTAACTACAGCATCATGATTCTACTTACTGACATGGCGAGCATGCTCAATGAAGGTGCAACAGTAGAACTCGAAACACGCGCAGACTTCTTCAACGTAGCGCGTGACAATCGTGGCCTGATGCTGGCTGACAAAGATTCTGAAGACATCAAGAACGTATCAATGCCGCTCGGCGGCCTGGACCACTTGCAAGCTCAAGCCCAAGAGCACCAGTGTTCAGTTAGCCAGATTCCACTGGTGAAACTCACAGGCATTAGCCCTAGTGGATTGAACGCATCTAGTGAAGGTGAGCTGCAAGTCATGTATGACAAGGCAGCAGCGCGGCAGGAATACACACTGCGTGACAATCTGATCATGATACTGAATGTGGTTCAGTTGCACTTGTTTGGTGTGATTGACCCTGAAATCACAATTGAGTTTAATCCGCTGTGGTCCGCTGATGATACTGAAAAAGCAAACAACAACAAGACAGAAGTGGACAGTGACGTTGCACTGATCAATGCAGGTGTAGTGTCACCACAAGAAGTGCGTGTGAAAATAGCAAGCAACAAAGAAGGACCGTATGCTTCACTGGATACTTCTGAAGAAGCACTGCCTGAAGCGCCAGAAGACCCTGGACAAGAAACTGACGAAAACGGAAATCCACTAGATGCTGGGGGTGAGCATAATGAAGCTGAGGGCAGTGAAGCGGGCACGCAAACTACTGAAGGCCAGAAAGCACCAGTACAATCTGGTGCCGTATCATCTGCGCCAGTTTCACAGGGAAGTCATAGCACAGTACAGAAGCGTCCTGTCACAAGTAAGCCTGTAGCGCAAGCACACGACGATTGGAACGAATCTGCACACCCGCGTGGACAACCAGAAAATGCAGGGGAGTTCGCACCTACACAAGGAGGTGGTGCCGCTGGCGGAGTAAAAAAATCCCCCTCCAGTGGTAAGCCAAAAGGCACACTGTCTGATGACTCACCACTGTTGAAAGATTCACGTGAAGATCAATCAGAAGAAGCACAGCAGGAACGCACAGCGATTGTGATGAATGCTTTCAAGCACGCTAAGCCTGTAGTTGGTCGCAAGCCTATTGTGTACATAATGGGTGGTGGTGGTGGTGCAGGTAAAGGTACACTGCGCAAACAGTTGCAAGATGCTGGTGAAATTCCTACTGTGTTCCAGGGTGCGGTAGTTGTTGACCCTGACGAAATTAAAATGTCACTGAAACGCTACAAAGCAATTGCAGATAAGAATGACTATCGTGCAAGCAGTGTAGTGCATGAAGACGGCAGTGAAATGTCCAAGTACATGATGGACCACGCACGCAACGGCAAGTATGACGTTGTGTATGATGCAACTATGAGCAACTTCGAGAAAGGACTGAAGAAGATTCAGGAATTCAAGAAGGCCGGTTATGACATTCACATGTTCAATGTGATTGCTGATCCAGAGGATGCAGTAGCACGGGCACAGCATCGTTATGAACGTACTGGCCGGTACCTTGACCCTGACATACTGCGTGAAGCGCACAAGAACTTTTCACAGATAGTTAAAAAGTATGAACACGTTGCAGACAAGTTCAAGACGTACAGCAACTACGACAAGCTGAAACTGGAACGTAGTCACGAAGCACAACAGCGTCCTGAAGGTATGCCAGTAGATGAAGATGAGGTAGGTCACAGCACATTGAATGTGTCATGGCCGGAAAAAGGAGACGATGATTATGGCTTCAATCGGAAAAGTGAAACTGTCGGAAGTAGCACCCAACCATCCATTCGTAGGGCGCTCAATCCTATTCGTGCCCAAGCCAGCAAACTCAGAGACCGGTACATCGAAGAGTACAGCAACAAAGCAGGCTGACGTGAAGAAGCGGGTGCCAAATGCATGATGCTGACTATGAGGCTATGATGCGTAAAGGCAGATCAACTGCACTGCCAATACCACAACCTGCACAGACAGCAGAAACATGTGCCAAGAAGATTGTACTGAATACTTCTGAACGTAAAGGCAGTGGTAAGTATCTTCGCAGTAGTAACAAAAGAATGGAACAGCAAATCAGTAAAACTATAAACACAACATTTTTCAAATGGTGAGCAGCGTGACTAAGTTAAATCACACAGACATACAAGCGGGTTTGCAGGAAGCACGAAGACAGCGGGCAGCAGAATGGGAAGAGGTGATGAAGAAGTTTCCTGTACCTGATAACGCAACGCCTGAAGAAGTAACAGCAATAATGAATCAACGCAACGCAGCAATGCTTGACCCGTAGCATACAGATAGATACAGCTGCACACAGTAAGGCCACTAGAAACTTAGTGGCCTTTTATTTTGCACAGAATAATCGGAGACACAACATGCGAATCAAACCAAGTTTGTTTGGGCAAGCAGCAGTAGTTGTTGCAGTACTAGTGTTGTTGACGGGAACAGCATTCTCTGCTGGAAACTATGGGCAAGCAATCCTGATGGGCTCTGATCATGGTGGTGGACTTACTGACGCAGTATCTTACACAACACCACTGCCTACGATCAACGTAGCGCCACTGGCAACAAATGCAATCAGTGGTGTAGCAGTAGTAGTTAAGGCAACACCGGGCGCAATCGTACGTGTGAACGTAGTGTCTGCATCAGGTGTGGGCGCTGTGTATGATTCAGCGACTGTTGCCAGTGGTATAGCAGCAACGCAGGTGTTTGCAATTCCTGCTACCGTGGGAACTTATGAATTGAACTGGCCTATGACAAGTGGCATTGTAGTGAAACCATCTTCCAGCGTGGTATCTGTCAGCTACAAGTAAAAACATGATCAAAGAAAAAGTAGCAGCGCCAGTGCATCCAAATGTAGGCATCGAAATGGCCTACAAGAAAAAGATGGAAGCACTGGTGGATAACATGCATAGAAGCATCATGTGGTGGGTTGTGAATGCCTATAAGCGTGATACACCTGAGACTGTGCTGATGGCACTGGATGAATCAAGTGCAATGAAGCTGCACAAGATTATTCAGAAGCTCACAAAGTACTGGCACAAGAGTTTCAACGAAGCTGCAAAAGAAATGGCCAAGTACTTTGCAAACAAGAATCAGAATCAAACAGATTCAGCGCTGAAGGCGATACTGAAATCCAGTGGTATGGCAGTGGAATTCAAACTCACACCCGCTATGCGAGACACACTGCAAGCAACAATAAAGCAGAACGTAGCACTGATCACGCACATGGCTGACAACCACTTGAAAGAAATAGAAGGCATCACAATGCGCTCTGTCCAGGCAGGCGGGGATTTGAAGTACCTGTCAGATCAACTGGAAGCTAGATACCAGATGACACGCAAGCGTGCGAAGTTCATAGCCAGTGATCAGAACAGCAAAGCTACTGCTTCGATCACACGGGTACGACAAGTTGAACTGGGCATCAAGAAAGCAAAATGGTTACACAGTCACGCTGGCAAGACACCGCGACCAACCCACATGGCACTTAATGGTACCTTGTACGATGTTAAGCAGGGCGCGTGGGACAAGGATGCAGACGGTAAAGGAAAAGGCCGCTACGTGTTTCCTGGTGAGTTAATCAAATGCAGATGTGTTAGTAGAAGCATCATTCCTGGAATAACTAAAGGTTACTAAACAATTTTTAACAGAGAAGGAGCAGCAACATGGAATACTTTGTAGAAGTAGAGGGTGGTGTTCGCGTAGCAACTGAAGAAGAACTGGCTAACGTAGCAGTAGCGTTATTCACAATGAACGAAGCCGGAAATATGGTAGCAGTTGATCGTAGTCTGCTGCCTACTGCTATTGATGCCACTACCCCAGCAAGCACAGCATCTGCTACTGATCCTGTAGTTACTGAACAACCGCCAGTGGTTTCAGCATCTTCTGTACCTGGCGCTGAAGGTGAAGCAGACGCGCAGGAAGATGAAATCAGTGAACCTACTGAAGCCGAACGTTTTGAGGCACTGGTTGAAACCACTGTGGATATTCTGCACAGCAAAGGCTGGGCATTCGGCAACGCACTGCAAGAACTGGTAAACCGTTTCAAGTAAAGACTTAAGTGAGCATTCTTTGCAACAGGAATGCTTACTGAATTTTTTATAAGCACAACAGAAGGAGCGCAGACATGTTTAAACGTAAGCTTTTAAGTTGTGTAAGTGGTTTTATGATATTGGCAATGGTTGCAGGTTCCGCGCTCCCTGTACTCACAGCTTTTGCTGTGACTAACACACGTTCTGAAGATTTAATCTTTCAAAAAGATTCTACTGGCAATGTAGTCGCTATCTTGTCTAAGAATGGGTTGATAACCCCAATTGGGGATGTGCTTGTAATTTACAACGCCAGTGGTGTTGCTACGGGCATCAAGACTATCTATGGTGAGGTGATAGCAATCAGTGGCACAGGCACTACGTACACACTACCTGTTGCTACGTCTTCAGTGCTTGGCGGTATAAAACCAGATGGCACTACACTAACTGTGAATGCCAGTGGTGTAGCATCAGCAACAGCTTCAGGTGCATCAGCAGCAGGCACATTAACGGGCACTACCTTGGCAAGTAACGTGACTGCATCATCGTTACTCAGTGCCGGTGGTGGAACATTTGGTTCGGCAGCGTATCGTGCAATAACAGACTTCTTAGCAGTTGGTAGCAACGCTGTATCTGCATCTACTGTGCCAATCACCGGAGTTACCGGACTCGGTACTGGAGTGGCCGCCGCCGCCGCAAGCGCAGTAAACACTGCTGGAGGTCTGGTGGCACGTGGTACAACTGCGCCAACCTATACCGCGAATCACACCTTCGTCGCTGCTGACTTGAACACGCTCTCACCGATCAACATTGCAAGTTCAGGCGCTACGACACACACGCTTGCAGAAGATGTTGGATTCTCTACTGCGCCGATTGAGGGTGACACTATCTGCATTAAGCAAGCCGGAGCCGGTAAGCCAACAATTGCAGCTTCTGGCGTCCTCATTGATAGTGCGTCAGGATACATGGCTATTGGCGCACAGAGCGGCGTTGCCTGTCTACAGCGTTGCGCTCCAGCCGCTGACTGTACGTGGAACTTTGTAGGCAGCAGGGGGAATTAAAGATGAAATTATTTTTTAGTTTTCTTGCACTGTGTGTGTCAATAAACACAAACGCTGCAAATAATTTATTTTTAGCTTCTATTGGAGAAGAGAATTCTGTAAAACAGATAGCCTACAAAGCCATTCTCGTAGGAAGCCCAACCATGACTTCCACGCAGGCAAGTTTCAGCAACACGAACTATGCTGCAAATTTTGGCAACTGCTTGGATTTGAATGGTACAACGCAATACGCAAGTATTCCTGCGCAAGCATTTCGTTTTAATTCCCAGTCATCATGGACTGTGCGAGGTCGAGTTAGAACAGTCAGCACATCTGGAACAAAAATACTTTTGTCACTCGGGTCTAGAGGCGCGGGGCAAGCTGCCCAATGGTATATTGCTACAGTCAACGGGGTACTGCAAGCTAATATAACAGGCATCAACGGTGGGAGTTCTTTTGGAACTAAGAATATTGGAACTGTTGGCGCTTGGTACTTCTTCAGATTAGAAGTGACCAGCGGCACGTCAGCAACTCTTACGGTTGCGGGTGCCGATGGGACAACCACTACCACACAGACAGGAACTTACACATCTGCAAATTACGCAGATAACGGTGCGTTGATTGGCGGGTTTTATCCGGCATCAGTAACACCTGCGTTTTTATTTCCGGGACAGCTAGCTGAAATATCGGTTTGGGATGGCGTTTCGTCTGGTGGTGATTTAACTGCACCACTCACTGGAACCGAAACTAACCTGAGATACTTGTGGCACTTTAATGGAGACGGAAATCAAGTTATTGACGTTGGCAGGGTGGTTGCCACAGGAATAGCACAACCACAAATTTCGGTTGCCAGCACAAGCAACGTAATGTCCGTGTCAAGACATATCGCCAGAGCAAGTACCGCCCATTTGAGAATCGCTTTCCCTAATTGGCGAGCTTCCAATACATCATCTGGATCAATAGCAACCGTAACTGCTGCTATTGAGTATGGCGGGGTTAGTTATCCCTTGACATGGGGCGGTAATTCTTCCGTAAAAATTGGGTCTGGCATTACCTCTGCCCTGAGTGATGTATCCTCAGTCGCCATTCCAAACGGGGCAGACTTCAAGATACGCAGTTTCTATTCAAATGCAGCCAATACTGTGATTCTTACATCAAAAATCGCGGGAGGTATTTATGTATCATCAATGGACACAGCTAATGGTGAGCAGTGTTTGCTTGGTTCAACGGATCAAACCACTGCGACTGGTGCAATTACTGGCGGAACAGATGCAGTCGATGCCATATACAGGCCTATTTTGATTGTTGATACCTCACCAACCAAAGCGTATTTACTTTTGGGTGATAGCAGGCAAGAGGCTATTTACGATGCATTTACAGGTACGTCAGGTGATAGGGGTGAGTTCGCCCGTGCAGTCGGGCCTGTTTATGGCTATATTAATCTCGGTGTGGGTAGCGCTGCAACCACAAGCGTATCGACCCTTGTACCGTATTCAAACGCATTGCCACTACTGTCTCAGTATACGACCCATGTTCTAAGTGGTTTCGGAATTAATGATGTACAGACATTGTCGGCTGCTACTGTTGCAGCGAATTTCACAACATTGGCTGGGATGTTCCCTGACTTGAAAGTTTACCCATCCACCATAGCGCCATACGCTACATCTACCGATGCGTTTACTACGCTTGTAAACCAGACACCTGATGCACAAGAATCTATCCGTACAGATTACAACGGACTGGTGCGAGCCGCTATTTCTGGAGCGGCTGGGTATTTA